CCATCAGCGTGAGCAACAGATTTGCGAAATGTAGGGTTTTCCATAATTGCAATTCTATCATTGAGGTAGTAAACAAAAAAGCCCCCCAAGGTTTCCCAAGGGAGGCTTTCTCTAACTTACGTCAGATCAGCTCAGGTCGGCAATGATACCGTGAGCGGCTTCGTTCTTGATTTCCAAAGTCAATTCGGCCAACAGTTGAGTCTTCTCGCTGTCGCCTGTCTTTGCCAGTTCGATAGTCTCGAAAGGACGCAGATAGGCAATAGCAGCCATGTCTGGATCAACCAAGAAAGCAACCTCATCACCAGAGTTAGTGCTGTTCATAAAAATGTTCGGAACGATAGAAATTGTCCCGAAATCACTCATATAGACATCAGCCGCGCCCACAATAGTAGTAGGTTCGTTTGCAGGAGCCATGTAACGCTGAGCAGCGATACCGGCAAAAGCCGACACCAGTTGCTTGTGCGCAGGGTTCACCATCAGCACTTTTGGCGAACCGCCAGCGGTGTAGACTTCAGCAACCACAGTTTTCAACAGGGTTTCGGTGAAAGTACGGTCTGTACCATCGGTACGGGCAGTTGTACCACCCGAGCCAGCCACGCCAGAAGTGCCACCGTCATAGTTGGTAGACAACCATGCTTGCAGACCACCCAAGGTACGGGCAGTGCTGGAGTTGCCAGTAGCAGCCACTTGGTTGGACAACAGGGTCAGTTCAATGTTGCGCTTCAGTTCAGCCGACACTTTAGCCAATTGATAAGCCTTTTCAGACTTACGGCCAGCTTTGTCAACTGCTTCCAAAGTGCCAGCGACAGCAACAGACTTAGTGAAAATCTGAGTGCGGTTACCGATACGGGTTGTTGGCGAGGCAGTGATGGTCGAGGCATCAGCACCTTCAACAGCGCCGCCCAAAGCAGCAGCGGCCAAGCTGTCGGTCTGCCACTCGTGATAAGTTGCAGTTGCCTTTGTCTTGCCAATGGAAGACATGAAAGGTGTGGAAGTTGGGCTGATGTTATAAATAACGTCAGAGAGGTCTTCGCGCATACCGATAGCGGTATATGTCTGATAGGTTGCCATTTTTAAAGCTCCAAAAATTAAAGGAATCGTTCAAATGCAACAGCAGCATCACGGACTTTGCCGGATTGACGCAACCGTTGCATCACTTGCTTTTCTTGCGATGACTTAGTATTTGGCGTTGATGTTCCTGGCTTCAGCATCTTGGGCGCTTGCTGGACTTTCTTCAAAGTCTCGGGCTTACCCTTTTGCAGTTGCTCAAACTTCATTGCTTTGTACAAAGTCAACACAGCACGATGGTCATACACTGAGGCGAGTTCCTGATCCGACCATCCAACAGACTTTGCATATTCTCGGATTTCTTTCCGGATAGCATCACCTTTTGGCGTAGCCAGTTCTGGGATAACAGACGCGAGCTTTTCAGATTCAGACTTGAGATGGTTTTGCAGGGACTGCTGCTGCTCCGCTTGTTGCTGTTGGGCAATGCGTTGCTGTTCGGCACGAACGACTGCAAGTTGTTTCTCACGCTGAGACTGTTCCGCTACCTTCACGGCATAGCCGATGGGGTCTGTCTCTTTCAAAACTTCCAAATCCTCACCCTTATTCTGCTGGCTCAAGAAGCTATCGAGTGCCTTCAGTTTCTGGGCGTAGGCCATACGCTCTTGTTTAACATGCTCAAGATGTTCGCGCTCGGCTTCCATAGCCTTACGCTGTTCAGCAAGAGCTTGAGACTTTTGGGTGTAATCCTTGCTTCGTTGATAGCCGTTAATCAGTTCGTCAAGTTCGACCTCGACTTCCTCACCACCGACTTTTGCTTTGTAGCGGGGTTTTACTTCCTCTACAGGCTCTGATTCTTCTGAATACTCAGTTTCCTCAGATTCAACTTCACCATTCGCTTCAAGTTCTTCGGATTGTTCTTCTGGTTGGCCTTCATCGGCTCCGTCATCACTACCCATCAAACCCATAAACGCATTGGCGGCTTGGTTTACGTTCAGGCTTTCACTCCCTTGCGGGTTGGTGTTTTCCATTTGTCATCTCAGTTTTCACCAGAAACCGTCTGGACTGCGGGTGAGTTTCCTCACAGAATCTTCCACTTCTTTTCCTGTATCTTGGTTTCTGCGGCAATGCCTTGCAGGTGTCCAACAAACAAGTCAAGAGTCTTGATGTGGCTGTAAGCGGCTTCACGCTCCTCAACCTCATCTCTATTCGTGTTAATTATCACACTAATCTGCTGATTTTTCAAATCATCCATGACTTTTACGAAAAAGTCATCCTTCAGCAGGTTGTTTGCCCACTCAGCTTGCAGCTTTTTGTCCATATTGGCTTTGAATTCCTGAAATGATGTCAGAGATAGAGACTTGTCTTCCATTCAAGCCGCCGATGATGTCATTGACACCGACAGTTGGCTTTGTCTGGAATTGCTGAAGAATATCAGGCATAGCAAACGACTGCTCAACCGGCTGCATCTGCTGTTGCATAAATGGAACAGATTGGTAATTCAGCGTGTTAATAACGTCTGACAAGCTGTAATTCATCTGTGTTGGCTGAACTTGCTGGTTTGCCCATTGGGTTCCTTGGAGCAAATCAGGAGAACCAAAGTCCAGCGCAGCCGATGGCGTAAAGGCCATGCTGTACTCTGGAGCCTTCCACTCAGAAGGGATTGGCAGAATTGGATAACCCGTCTGCTCATCAGTTGTTGCCTGTGGCTGATCCTTGGCAAGCGCAGCAGTAACAGCAAAAGGCGCAAGAGCCTTAACCAAGTCCAGTGCGGCCAATTCGCCAGATATGTCTTTTGGCGCTTCTTCAGTAGGCTCTTTTACTTCTGGTTTTGTATCTACAGGAACAAACGCTGTATCTGTTGCATTTGTAAAAGAAAGAACATTAAATGATGGGTCTACAGTTATAGTACTTCCATCATCCCATGTATACGTCATTGTTCCATCATCACTCTGTGTGTAAGCAGATGTATTTTCTTGGGTATAAAAAGGAGTATTAACATCAACTGGAACACCAAAATTTTGAACAGGGAAATCAGAGCTATTTGCAATAGAAGGTTGCCCAATTGCCTCTAAATTCAATGATGTATCAATCGGCGGAGCCAACTCAGGATAAGCAGCAATGACATCAAGCTCTGTTGGCGATGTTGCTGGATCGTAACCAATGCCAGGCTCTACGCTGTTAATGTACTGGTCAGCCAGTGCCAACTTTGCGTCATTGATGCCGCCAGAGATACCGCCTTGAATAGCGCCTTGCAGAAAGTCGCCACCGCTTAATTCGGAAATTGCCCCGCTAGTCAACCCGCTTGCAATAGCATTTGATCCTGTCAAATCAACCAGTTCAGGTCGAATGATCCCACCTAATGCAGACCCAGCCCCAGCAGTTAATGCGCCTTTTAGGAAATCGCCGCCCTGCGCCTCTGACAAAGTTCCACCAATTACAGCGTTTCCAAGCGCGGTTGCTGCGGCTCCAGTTCCAGCTCCCAATGCTGAACCAATAGCCGTACCAAGTCCAGGCGCAGCAACTGATAAAGCAAGACCAGCTAAAGCAACTGGGTTTTCTTTTACTGGCTCAATGATTTCATCATCAATCTTTCGGCCAACGTCTTTAATTTTGTCTTCAACTTTTCTAAAAAATCCCATTACAAACTCACTTTCGCAGTGAAAAGACCATTGTCTTCTGTGATTTCAACAGGAAATTCGTCCCCAGCATTTTCAAACAACTTTGTTATTTTTGGATTTTGATAAGTTGTGTACGCCATAGTTGCACCCGCCTTTTTCAGCAAGCGCCACAAACTCTTGTTTGCATCAATGAGAGATTGGGGCGTTCCAGCGTTAAAACTGTGATGCTCAACAATTCCGGGCTGTACGGTTTGATAAACAATCAACGTATCGCCAAATTGCAAGACTTCGCCACCAGACCGAATTGAATTATTGATGTCAGCACGTAAGTGCCCCGCCACAGTTCCAGCAGGGTGGTTACGTTTAGCGTCTATTTTAAGGATTTCGTTAGGTGTCATCCGGGTATCTCAATGTTGGAAGTAATGCCAGCGCCGACCTTCATGGCCTTCAACTGAGCCTCTGCCTCAAACTCTTGCTGCTTCATCATGAAGTGCATGTTCATCTTCTCACGCTCAAGCTGGAGCTTTGATGCTTCTTTCTCGCGCATGATCTGAAGCTCTGCTTCTGCTTTGTCACGTTGAAGTTGCAGCTCAAGCGCAGCCTTCTGGCGTTCAAATTCCAAGTCGGCTTGCATTTTCTGCTGTTGCATCTGCATATCAGCTTGGAACTTAGCCTGTTGGCCTTGAATCTCAGCTTGAGTCTTAGCCATGTAAGCCTGAACCTCTGGAGGCATTTGCGGCTGTTGTGGTGGCGGGTTGGACAATTGCTGGTCTTGCTCTGGGCTGATTGGCTTGAAGAACTCAGCGGAGTCTTTGAAGCCAGCGGCCTCGACCATACGGCCAAGAGTGCCACGGTACTGACCAAAGCTCACAAACGGGTTAGCAGGGCCATACTGCCCAATCATTTGCTCTTGCTTTGCCATCACCATCTGAAGCATTGCCATCTGTTGATCGCGGTTACCGTTACCCAAGCCCACGTTGATCGAGATGTCAAACTTGTTCGCCCATGTGCGAGGGTCAACAGTCACATAAGTGCCGCGCAGACGAATGATTCGCTCTTTCTGCTGGTACTTGCTGACCAAGTGCATGATGCCTTCAAACAGCTCTTTCACGCCAGACTCGGCAAAGATACGTGCAATCAGCTCAATCTTGCCGGAACCAGCTTGCTGCATAGAAGCCACGGCTGCGGCTGTCACGTTCTGCAAAATGTTTGGGTCAAGACCTTGAGACATCTCAGTCACGCCAGTGCGCTTTGCCTGGACAGAATCCAAGTATTGAAGCATTGGGAAAGACTGCTGCGCCATGTTCTGCACAACCAACTGCTGCACAGCGTTTGGAGACTTGGTGCGAATCACGCCACCAGCGGTAGAGGTCAGCAAGTCATCCAAGTTCACTTGGCCTTCAACTGCTGTCACTCGGCTGTTGTTGGTCAGATACATGTTATCCAGCATCTGACGGGTCACAGTGGTCTTAATCAGTTGCAGATCAACAGTGCGATCAGCAAGCGAGTTACCAAAGAACTTGTGCGGAATTGGCAGTGGGCAGATCGAGTAGAAAGGCACATAGTCCGTTTCTTCATCGCTCAGAATGTCGTTGCCAGCGTAGAAGACCTGATGCAACTCAGCGATACCGTCTTCATCGCCATCGTAGTAGATGTAGCATTCAAAGACCTCGACCTCTTGCATGGCAAAGTCATCAGGCTGAACGTCATAAGGCTGCTCACCGGGAGAGAATCGAGCAACACGCTCTGGTGTGTAGGCAAGAGCATCACCAGTTGGCAAGCCGTTTACGATGTCTTCATCAAAGCCCATAGCGATCAGGTCGCTGCGGGTAATCATTCGGCGGTGTGCGCAGAATGGCGTGTTCTTGACAGTCTTGCCAGCCTTGGCAATCAGGAATTCTTCAGGCGGCACGTTGGCAATAACAACCTTGCCAGACTTCTCTGTCTTCTTGATAGTGACATCATGGATGCCATAAGTGGCTGGTGCGCCTGTTTCATCAAAGACAGGCATACCCATTGGGTCGAGGATTGGATTGGTTACCGTATCCTGCTCAACAACTTCAATGCTCTCGTCTTGCAGCAGCATCGCCAGCTCGTCATCCGACAGACCTTCGTAAGTCTCTTTGGATACGTCTTCCTTGTCTTCCCAAACAGCCTTAACAATGCCGTTCTTTTGCAGCAGGGCATCAAAGAACCAATCATGCAAGATGGTGATGCCGGGGTTATCCTTTAGGAAGATGTGGTTCAGGTAGTCAGTTGCTTGCTTTGCGCCAGCTTCATCGCCTGGGCCAACAGGGTCAGCCACCACAATCTGGTCAGAGCCAGTGAAAATGCGAATCAGCGCAGGTAAAGCACCGTCAATGGCCTCAGCAACCTCACCAGTAACGATCTGAGACTTGCCTTCAACCTCATTTCCGTAAGGTTGGCGCAAGTACGCTTGGAGCGCCAGCTTACGTTGCTCAACAGTTTCGGTTTCTAGAAACCCGATTGAATCGTCAATCGCTGCTTGAAGGGCTGCTTTCAGTTGGTTTTGGCTCATCTTTAACCTTTGCGGGTCGCCCGACCTTTGGGCGTTCTGAGGATTGTAATGCCTTTACCACATTTTCGAGCATTTCAATACGCTTCTCAAGAGCGTTAACACGAATGGCGCTTGAAATATCGCCCTGTTTCATCATGAACATCAGACCACCCATTTAGGTATTTTGTTGATAGATTTACCCCAAGACCCGACATTCTCGTCAAGTCCTACGGCTACGTAACGCCAAGCATCAGCAGCGTGTGAGTGCTGGTCATGCAATGGCTTATTGGAGAACATCTTGGTGTTCGGGTCAACGTCATAACGATAGTGACGCAGGTTCTGCAAACCATCAGCGCATCTTGTTTCATCAAAAAACGCTCTGTCCATCAATGTTCTGGCTGCGTTGATGCCGTCAGCGATTGACAGTTTTGGCGTGATTCTGATCGGCTTTCCCATGCCCTCAAGAATGTCCTTGACCGATTTGCCCGTCATATTCTTGTGTTCAGCATCGTGCGGAAGCCACCAATCCTTGTAAATGTAACCACGGTCTTGCAAGACTTGAGCGTAATGGTCAATGGTTTTTTGGCAGTTCTGGTAGAAGTCAATCACCCTGATTTCCCCGCCTGGAATAACCTGCACAAACCAGATTGAGGTCATGTCAGCCCATCCAAGGTCAAAGAACAATTGAACAGGAATGTTCTTGTCAATGATTAACTCACGAATGCGCCCTTGCTCTTGCGCCCGTCTTAGTTCGTTGGCGTACACAGCACCGTCCAGCATCTGGCGGGTGTGGCCTTCCCAGACGTTCAGGTAGGAGTCAATATTCTTGGCCTTCAGGTCTTCCAGCTCATCCTTGAGGACTTGGGGGAACCACGGGTTATCAGACCAGTTAACTTTGGCGACTCTTGCACTAGCCGGAGGGTTGACCACAAACCGCTTGTAAGTCTCGTCTGTGTCCAGGTCAGGGTTGAAAGTCACCCATATTTCAGAGTCAGGCTTGCGGATGGTTGGTATCAGAGTCTCCCAAGACACCTTAGAAACCGCTTGACCTTCTTCAATCCAGCAGACATCGACCCCCTCGAATGACTTGATTGAGGTGACATTGTGCTTCAGACCCGCAAAGCTGAACTCAGACCCGTTCTTTCCGTAGATAGCTGTTCGCTGTACGTCAAAGAACGACTCAAGCCCCATAGCCTTGATCTGGTCGCCCAATAGAGCAATCACAGAGTCTGAGATAGAGTTCTGCAACTCACGGGCGCACAAGATACGTGTTTGCTTCTGTACCGCAATGGCGATCAATGCTCGAGCAACAGACCAAGACTTGGCAGACCCACGGCCACCATAAAGAATCTTGTATCGGTGCGGCTCAAACAGGAATCCCAGCTTTTCAGGGAAATCCAGTTCAAGATTCATTCGGCTTGACCAGTTTGATCTGAATCGCTGAAATCTCTACAGGCCCACCGCCTTCACCTGTCATCTCAGTGCGGTTAAGTTTGGGCGTAGCGTACTCAGCCATTTGAGCCAGCAAAGTCAGAGCGCCTTTCGGGTCTGCTCTCAGCTCTTTTTCCACGCTTCCTTCAGCAACCTCTATAAGCCACTTAGAGACGTTTTCAGCGTTATCCTCTAGCAACCTGCTGACAGTCTCTCTAAACGTCTTGGTGGCCTTATTAACGCTTCCCGGAGGCCTTCCCCTGCCACGGTTAGTTAAGTTCGCAGGATTTCCGGCTTGTAATTTATTCATCTTGGTTTGACTCCCGTAGGTTGGTCAAGGTTAGTGCTGACTTACATCAGCGGGTTGTTACTGGCCCAAAAGACCACCTATTCTTGGAACGACCATATTATTATCGTTGTTCATTATCACACGCAATTGATCCAGAGGAAATTCGTAATCAAGCCACGGCGCTCTAAGTCTGCGTTCTTCATCAGTCATGTCTAGACGTTTTCTGGTTGCTTCAGCTTCTACCTCGCCCATGAGTCTTCGGTATTCCTCAAAATTCCCGCCGAACTGCTCAAGCCGATTTGCTTGAGCATCAAGATTTTGTGCCTGTTTTTGCATTTGAAGGGCTTGCGATCGCAATCCTGGCTTCAATACTTTTGAAGGGTCTAATGGGTCTTGCGCCATTGCCTCATTGAGCATTGCCTTGGCTTGCGCTCTTAGTCTGTCCGATTCTTCTCGGTAAAGTTCAGGCATGTAGTCAGGAGAGCCACCTTTTGCAAAGCCCTCTCTAGATTGAATAGCGTGCTGAAGTTCGTGAGCAACTGTTCCTCTGTTAATGCCTTGCCCTGTCATGCCTGTTTCAATTGCATCGCCAGAGTATGAACCAGCAATTGTCTCATCAGGGCGAACTTTCATCATTAGCCGCCGATCAGCATCACCAAAATCAATCAGTCCATCATATGCTTGCTCAAGTTTTGGATGCTGAACAAACTCAGAAACAGGGCCAACGGTTGACTGTTTAGCCTTATTCTCGGTTCTGCTTGACCACGACCAATCATCTACGGGCTTTGCCAGCAAGCCTTGATCGCTGATTTCTTGCCGCCATTTACCGTCTTTCCCTTTGAATGTGCCTGTTTTTTCCCAAATTTGTTCTGGAGTAAATTTTCTCTCCATTTTTTTGGCGGCATCGGCGGCTTGCTTGTCCCAAAGTTTTGACGATGGCCCAATGAACATTCCCACAGGGTTGTAAGCATCAGCCATCAAGCCAGCCAGACGCTGCGTAGCTGGCCCGTAGTCCATGCCTTCCCGTGCGGCTGCTGATGTCATTTCGTTAAGGTTACGCGCTCTGTCGTTCAGGTTGCCCACGAACTGCTGTGCGCTCAACACTGGATTGCCAAGCAAATCCGTCAGTTTGCGCTTGGCTACGTTGCCAGCACTAAAGATTTCACCAAGCAATCCAGCCATGTCACTTCCCCTTTGGCTTAGAAAACTTGTATGCCATTGATTGCCAGCCCTTGGACTCGGCCTGTTTACGGGCCTGTTCTGCCAGTTTCTTGGCCTCTTTTGAGGTCATTGGCTGTGAATTCGTGGTTCCCATTATTCCATCTCCTGTGCAGATTCCCATTTCTTGCAGGTTTTGCCTTCCTGACAGACAAATTCGTATTTCTTGCAGTAGATGGCCTCGTCACCGTACATCTCTTTGCACTCAGGGCTGTCATCACCGTATTCGCAGTTTGAACACCGCTTGCGCTTGGCCTGATCTGGAGCAATGCGCCAGTAATTGGCAAGGTCTCGCCAGAAGTCGCTGCTTGGCTTGCTTGGGTCTTTTGGCCCAAACATCTGCGCTTCTTCCATGTATTTGACCGTCTTGGCGTTCTCAGCCTCGTCAAATGATGGTTCTTCAGCTTCCTCAATCTCAATCGAGATTTCCAGCTCAGTGCCTAAAAGTCCAGCCATGATGTTCTCCAGTTGCATGGATTTTATCACCCTAACACAGTTTTGGCTATTTGCCTATTAGGGTTTGTCCTAGTGGAGTTTTTTGTTGATAACCTGATAATTGAGTCATCAACAACAGGAGTTCCCCATGAAAGAAACAATCGCAGACATCACCCTGGCAGTGGCATTGGGCTTAGTGTTTTGTGGCTTTGCCCTTGCATACTTTGACGTTTTGACTTACTGATGATGGGTCTTGCCCTCTTGTGCAGGATTTGATGCCTCACATAGTCAGTCATTTTTTCAAGCTCTTTGACGCTTGAAGCCTCTAATTGAGCATCGTGAACCTCCATTGCGAGGTTTACGGCTTGCATCTCTGGCCCACGGAACAAAAACTTTTCTGTCTCCACACCTCTGAGCGCCATGCTATAGAGCGCATCTTGGGCCTCTTTTATTTCAACTCTCCAATCCTCACCCTTGCCGTGAACAGCATAGGCTTCTGTCATGTTCAAGGCAGCGATCAGAATGTCGATCTGGTCACGGTTACCCCTGCCCTGGACAACTTCTGTCAGTGCTGAGTGATTCTTGGCCTTTAAGACTGTCAAGGCATCACCACACTCAGATATTGGTTTCAGGCCAGCCAAGACCCAATTAAGAGCGTCCAGACGGACTCCCTTGGGTTTGTAGTTGCTTTTCTTCCTCATTGCCAAAGACTCCCACCGACAAATGTTGTTTTTGGTGTAAATGTATTCCTGATGGCTTTTTTCTTCAGGTAGCTCCTGCGGCTTCTGTCTTCCTGAGACTGCGTTTGCTTTGGCTGTGCGTCTTCACCATCACCAAAACTGTAAATCTTGACTCGGTTACGTCCATCAGTTGCGTTCTTGTAGTCAATGACGTAAATCATTTTCTGCTTTTTAAGCTCTGTCAGCATCCTGCCTACAGCCTTTGGTGTTGCCCCAGTCTTGTCAGCTAAACCTTGTCGGCTTGCTGGCCCCTCCATCAGGGCTTTAAATACCTGAACTGCTTGCTCGATATTCATTCATCCTCCAACAGCTCAACAGCAATCTTGTACAGAATGTCATATGGATCTACACCCATCTCCCAAGCTCCTCTTTTTTCCAGCATCTTGTTTAACCTTTTTTCAGCGGGTGATCGTGTGTCAGGAACGATCAAGGCTTTGGTTTCTTCTTCACTTGCGTAATTCATGAGCAGCTCCTTGTTGTTAAAAGTACCAGCATCACAATGATGAAAGTCCATGCGATTTTCATTCGTCATCTCGCTTTCGTTTGTCCTGCCGCCATATGGCATAGCCACACAGCAGACCGTGAAACCATGTGATGCCCAGCATGATCCATGTGTCGGGGTCTAGTTCTCTCATGGTGTTCTCCTTGCTTCTGCCAGTGCATCGGTCAGGATGTTGACCTGTCGCTCCATTGCTTCCATCTCTGCTGGCCAACTGTTGCGCTCGTCAGCCCTCTCCTGCTCCAGCCGTGCCTTGAATGACTCTGCAATGAAGTCAAAGAACACCTTGGCGCTCTCGTCTGCATCGCCAGTAAACGTCATCTCTGGCCCATTGAAGTCCAGCGTACCCACCTGCTTACCGTCCTGATTATGGAAGGTCATGTTTTGGTTGGGCTTGGTGTCTAAGAAGGCAAACACTGGCTCCGATGGCGGCTTGAATGTGTACGCAGGTAGTTCTTCAGGGCACTTGCAAGTTGATGCCGTGCCAAGCTCCCAGCGCTCTCCGCATGTCCAACATTGTCCGTAAAACATTATGTGTTCTCCTTGAGTAATGCACTGATGATGTTGCCGCATCGTTTGCACTGATAGCGGTGTCGATTTGGGTTGCTGCTTAACAAGTCAAGTGGATGCCAGTTGTGTTTGCAAGTCATGAGTTTTTTTCTCGCAGTTTGGCTTCGATGGCTCGTGCAAAATCTTCATGATCCAAGTGGTAAGTCGGCCAATTGTTAAAAATGCTTTCAATATCCTCCTCACTCAGCCCAACCCATGTGCGCTGTGGTGGGGTGGTGAAGAGAGGGATAGTGCAATCATCATGCCTTGTTGGATATGCAGTCCAGCACTTAAAATCCTTCAAGGCTTCAAGACCTTCTGGATATAGCCACGCCACAGGCTCCTGCTCCTGCTGTGCTGGCTGCTCTGCCAGTGATGGCTGTGCCAGTGCCTTGTCAATAGCAGCCAATGCAGTAACTGCGTCTTGTCTAGCGTCCCTCCAATACTGCGGGTCTGTTGCATGGCTTGATGCGATTAAGTTGTTAATCGCCAACTGCGCCAGCTTCATTGCTTTTTTTCTCATGTGTCCTCCTTGATGTTGTGGGCGGCTTCGATGGCTCTTACAAAGCGGTCTATGCTGTCTTTGGGGCCACCTTCGGCAACCTGCTTGCTAATTGCTGTTATTTCTTCATACGTCAGAGGCTTGCGCTGTGCTGGCTGCTCTGCCAGTGCTTCTCGCAGGGCGGCGTCAACGGGCGGGATCGGTATCCAGTGTGTCGGCTTATTCTCAACGGAACATCCAGTTGTCCACCAAGTGTTGCTGTATGCGAGTTGAGGCCACTTGCTGGGCGGCAGCAACAAAATGAGTTCACGCCCTGTTTTTGGTGCCGTCTCAATCGGTTGCCACTCACGCGCTGGCGGCTCTGCCAGTGCTGCCGCTACTTTTCTCAGCGTTGTAGCCTGAATGAACACCTGACGACCATGCTCCAGATCGGTAGCCCAAGCCTCCAGCACCTGTCGAATTGCTTCTTTGCTCATAGCTTCTCTCCGTTCGTGATGCCGTGGGCGGCTTCGAGTTTCTGCACCCGCTTAAGCAACTGCAAAAGCAACATTGCAACTTCGTCTCGGTCAAGTTCACCGCTGTTGCTCAGCAGGTGTCGAATATCTTTTTCAAGGTCATCCATGTCTTACTCCTTGATGCCGTGGACGGCTATTTCTTCAGGCGTTGCTGTGCGCTCGTAGTCGCAGTGCTTGCAGCCCATCCGCGAATACTCATTCGGCCAGCTCTTGCGAAACGCCAGCTCGTGCTCGGCGCCGTTCAGGCAATCGGCCTTGCTGGGCTCGTAGTCGAAGCTGATGTAGGTCTCAAACACGAACGTCTTTTTGCATTCGCTGCATTCGTGCTCATGCTTCACACCTTCGGCATAGCCGTGGCCGTCATCGTGGCAAACCTCTTGGTCTGCTCCACAGTAGGGGCATTTCATGTCGCTCATGCTGCACCGCCTTTCGTGATGCCGTGGGCGGCTGGTAGTGGCATCCAGCGACACTCCCAAGTGTTGAAGTGCCGTGATGTAGCGCCAGGGCCGTAGTGGAATGAGCCGCCCGTGTGTCGTCCGAAGTAAGTGTTTCCATCGTGACAAAACAAAACCGGCACACCAATACCCGGAAGGTATTGCTTCTGCGTCTTGTCGTTCGGGTCAATCCACTCCGTCAGCGGCTGTGCTGGTGGTTGTGGGGATGGATACACATCACGCACAGGAACGCCAGCAGCTTCCGTGTTGGCTCGGTGGTTGTTCGTTTCCATGCCGTTGTGCCACTTTCCATCTTGGAAAAACTGCCAACCGCACGGCTCCTGCTGTGCTGGCTGCTCTGCCAGTGCTTCTCGCAGGGCGGTGCTGGCTCTTTCCTTGGCTTCTCTGATGGATGATCCCCATGTGTCCTTGGACTCCAACGCCCCCAGCGCCAGCTTCATTGCTTCTTTGCTTTTATCAGTAGCCATCCTTGCTCTCTCGTCAGCACGGACAAGCGCTGCCAGTCTGTGTATCTCAGGCATGTACTCCTGAAACAATCCCCAGTCATCACCCGCAGCTTCACGGGCCATCTCAATAGTTGTCTTAGTAGCCATTTGCGCTCTCCCAGCCAGACTCCCAAAAGCCTTTCTCGCCTTCCATCTCAAGCTCGGCAATCTGCTCTTTGCTGAGAATTGGCGTTACGTCCTGGCACTCAAAGAACACACCGTTAAAGCTAGGAGTTGCGTTACCGTCATCCCAGCTAACGTCAAACCATACCGACACGACAGCACCGTTCAGTGTTGTCTTGTACTCAAAATCTTCGATCATGGACTTCTCCTGTGTTGATGTGTTTATTGTCTAACAGGAGATCAGTCTTTGGAATTAGTAGAAACCCTCATAGGGTTTGGCACATCTTTAGGCCACAAACCAAATAAGATCAGTCGATTGATCGTATTTTTGTGCGCTTCTTCCCACATAGCCATGCGCTCGGCTTTGGTCATTGATGTGCCTTGGTCAAGCTGGCTGTGACAGGTAAAGCAAAGGCTTGCAATTAGGTTGTCATCAGCCTTGATGCCTCTACCCTTACCACCACCCCAGTTTGTATGTGCAGCCACCACAGTACCGTCATCAGCACCACAGTGTTGACAAGGTATTTGTCTAGCAGCCTCAAGCAGTTTCTTGCTGCGGATGTATTTATGCTTCGGGAACATCATGCTGTTCTCCAATGCTTGTTGGCGACCACTTAACTTCACGCTCGTCACCAAAAGCGTGAGCCAGCGTTATCAAGTCTGTCATTTCTTGCTTTGTCATCTTGCTGGTTGATGTGCCAAGAACAACAAAGCCACCATCTATTCCTGGAATGGCTCGTTGCTTTTTTAGGCCAGCAGTCAGCAAGTCCTTATATTCGTCTTTTGTTAGCTTTTGACCGTGCCACATAACTTGTCGTGATAAGTCTGTCAGCACTGACCACATTAACTGGTTCTGCTCTTGGCTGCGCTTTTCCTGCTCAATTGTCAGCACCAGCTTATTACCTGCCAACAAGTAAGGCTTGGCTTTCTGCCAAATGTCTAGCAGGACAGTGTGACCATGTTGAGCATTGTGGAGAGTTACTTTCATTCCAGCTCCTCCCTGACGCAAACATGGACGCTGGCAATGGTGTCATATCTCTTCGTCACATGAAGGCTCACCACTTGAACGTCATCCTTGTAGACAATCCCATTCATAGCATCGAGAAAAGACTTAGCCACGTTATCAAGGTCAGGTTTCTTTGGCCTCTCCAAACGATTTAAACAGGCTTCCTTGCGCTTTTTTGAATAACTGGCGGGGATTGCATGGTTGATGTAGATATAGACAGCTACAGGCGTTTCTAGTGGCAATGATGGGCACATTGCTGACAGTGCTTGTGATGCAATCAGGTTTTCATAATCCACAGACTTCTTCGGCGTGTAGGTGCGGCCTCTTGAAAACCTTGGGCGCTGCTTCCCAATAGGGTCGCCCTCTATGTTAAAAATTAACTGAAACGTCATTCTGACTTTCCTGTTGCTTTGGCAATAGCGGCACGGGCTACGCTTGCTGCGGCATAGTCTTTCCCGCAGCAATCCAAGGCGCACAAAGCATCCTTCAACGCCTCTAACAACTCAGGCACTGCGGCGATTAAGCGGGCGTTTTCTGTTCCATGTACCACCTCTGCAACACATTCGCCAATTTCTGACCAATGAATTTGATATTCGGGCAAGCCGCTTCGAGCCAGTCCAGTTGGGTGGGCTTTCCACGGCCCATGTGTGTGTGTTGTCATTCCAATTCTCCTTTTTGTAACTTAACCATGTAAGACCGAATTCGTTCAACAGAACCTCTACCGTAAACACGCTCCAGCCATTCCATGCGAACAGGTGTCAGCACTTTTTGACCTGTTGACTCGTAGGTGCGGTAAAGGACTCTGGCCTCCCCCAATTCAATGATGTATCTGTCACCAGCATTGGATATTTCTTTTCTGCTTTGCGCCACAGTGTTTACCCTTAGTACGGCATTGGGTTAAGTGAAATCAAGCCCCACTTCATTTGCGGGTACTTGCGAACAATGTTGAGCTTTTGAAGTCTAGTGATGGCGTACCAGACTTGCTTTGTTGTCCAGAAGGTGATTTCTTCTATCTCTTTGCTCGACAGTTCGCCGTGTTCAAGTAAGCGTCTTAGTGCGTATGGTCGTGTCATTTTTTTTCCTTCATATCTTTCAGGATTTTGTCAACACTGTCTTTAGTCTCAAAGTACTTTTCAATTGTTTCAACAATGTTTTTTACTCCACCGTGCATTTTTATGAATAGCTTTATTAAAAACCATCCCCAAAAAACACCAAGAGCGATTGTTGATATTGGATACTCGTACTCTTTCATGTGTTTTTCTCACGCAACTTTTCTTCAATAGCACGACCATAATCTTGGTAGTAATACACTGGCCCCATCTCAAGATGCAATTCCTTGTATTCATCGTCAGTCAAACCGATCCATACGCGATCTTGCAAAGTAGACTGTTTAGCCGATGTGCAAGGCATAGAAAACTTGTAATTAGGTAATTTAGCGCATTTGCAAGTGCTGGCAGCACCCAATGACCAGCGTTCTCCACAAGCGTTGCATTGTCCGTAAAACATATCAGTTCCTTTCAGTGTGCTTTTATTGTCCACAGCTTTTTCTTGTTTGTCATTGGTACTTACCCTATGTTTTATTTTTTAAGCATAGGTGACCCCCGAGACTCCCGACCTGTACCAATGTGTACTGTCTTTATGAATCTCTCAGCCAACCAATTAAAGGTCTATAACCAAAAAAGGTCCACTGCTCACTTGATGCCGTATTCCATTGTCGAGCGCCCGTTTCGTGGGCCATGCGCTGAGTGTCGGTTTGCTTGCTCGTTTTTGTGGTCGCTACGGAACGCCACGCCGCCGGGGGTCATATAGCGGCATCGGTTTCTTGAGTACGGCCCCGACATTGGCCTATTAGCTAACCCGCTCTGAGGGTTGGTGATGTTGACAAACAAAAAGCCGTTACTACTGCCCTCGGTGGAAACCCTAAAGTAAAAACCAAGGGCGAAGGCATGAGTAACGGCTCTAGAGTCGGTCGCTTTCCACGGCAACAACTCCATTTAACCATAAAAAAAGGGGCCTGTAAAGCCCCTGTTGTTAAAAAAGTGAATTTATCATCGCATCCAATTGCACAGATAGCGGCGCTTGTTCTACCTTTGGCTTTCTGTACTTATTCAGCATTTCCCTTACATGGTCAGGCATTGGGGCTGCTTTCTTGGAATCTTGCTCGATCTTGACCAGCGCAGGGTCTTTGTAAACACTCACATTGACCGTGATGTCAGGCACTTCAGCGCCATCCCACCGCATTTGGTTGATGTAAACCAAGGGAGCTGGAATAAAAGCGCCGCTTTCCTTCTTCCAATCGTTAGTTGTTTTCATCCAGGTCACATGAGCAATGATCTGCTCGGCCTGAGTTTCTAGCTTTAGTTTGTCCCATTTTGCTTTGCAAAGAGATTTAGCGCCTTTGCGTTGTGACTTAGGCCAAGCGTCCCAGAATTGTTCAAATGTCATTTTGTGCCTTTCGGTGCTTTACCAAAGTATTGTTTGGTTCCGTCTGGATTATCACGCTTGGTGATCGTCCAGCCATGAGTACGGACCAGACGGGCCATCTTACTGTGAGGACTGGTTGTCGGAAGGTAACGCGCTATCTCCGCTGCTGTCGTGCCTTCCTTCTTGGCTAACAATACCTTGATGCGCTCCGTCTGGCTGACAGGCTTCTTTTTGAACAGTGACATCATCTGACTTCTCCTTGCCAAAAATGGCGTTCCAACGGTTTGAAAAATCCTCTGCGGTTACAGAGAACGGGCGACTTGCTGAACCTTTGCTCATTTAGGTGATCTCTTGAAGGTTTGCTTTTTAGGCGTAGCGTGACCAACGTGGAAGAATCCACAATGACCACAGCGATATGCTTGCATAGGGCTATCCCTACGGCGACCTACGATAACCAGTGCAAGCTCCTTTGTTGGCAGTTTGTCTTTACCCTGGCACTGCGAAACGGAATCTGTTTTGTAAGTCATGCTCGGCTGTAGGCGATAACCTGGATTGGAATGTTGTAGTTGAGTGGCTTACCTTTGTTCTGTGAAGCAGCAAGCTCAGACTTGTTGAACAGACCCTTTGCGATAGACAAATCAAACGCATTGCCACGGCTTTTAGGTGTACCGTCTTCCCACACTGATCTTGGCATTTCACTTGGAACTGTTCTGCCTGTCAGCTTGTAGAAAACATGGTTCTTACCCTCTTTGTCCATCTTTACTTTGTCTTCAGAAATCACGCCATCACGCAAAAGCTCATCGCGGATGATTGATGAAGATACTGTCCATCGGCCCATCTTGGCAATCTGTCGGTGTGACTTGCCTTTGGCGATGTAGTTCAAGTATCTTTGTTTGTCGTCAAATTTGCTCAATGTAGATTCTCCTGTTGTAAAGATGCTCAAGTGTGACAATCAGAAGGGCTTTAGTGGCCGCATCAAGATCGCCTGGGTGATCGGTGTAACGTGTAACCAGTGAAAGCGCATAGTCTAGCAATGCTTCACTGGCCTCGTACTCGTCTTTGTCATGTGTGTTCATAGCGCAAAGATTACATGGAAAAAAGCATCTGTCTATTAGGGTTTGTACGGATGTTTTTTTTGTTTTAGGGTCATAAGATAGAGGCTCAACAACTTAGGAGTGTCCATGAAAATCACCATGACCCGTGCAGAAGTCGAGAAAATCTTGCTCGATTACGCAAACCGAATGATTGAGGGCTACGGCTTTAATCACGTTGAGGGCAGCAGCTATCGCGGTCTGCCAGAAAGCATTGAGCTGACAAAGGAAGAAAATGAAAACACAAGCACTGAGTAAGGTTCGCAGCCTGTTCTGCGTTGATGGTGTGCCAACACACATCCAGCGTCACAATTGCCGCCAATGGGTCAAGTCGATCAGGCATCTTGGCGACAAGTGGCTGCTTGCTCAACCAATCAAGAGGCAGCAATGACCGACTTTGAAGGCGTACAATTCTGCGCTTACTGCTGTGAAGAGCGAGGAGACAAACGCTCTTGCTGTCAGGAAAATCACTGGGTTGAGTATGAAGACCTGGATGAAGAAACTAAAAACTCACTGAAGGAATCAAAATGAATGTCTATCAAAAACTGAATGCTGCTCGGGCTAAGTTCCACAGCATTGAACTCAAGAAGTCAGGCCACAACAAGTTTGCTGGTTACAAGTACTTTGAACTTGGCGACTTCATCATCCCCGCCTTGGGAATCTTTAAAGAGTTTGGACTGACAGGCATCATCAGCTTTGGCAAAGAAACTGCTGATCTGCGGATTGTCAACAACGAAAAGCCAGAAGAGGTAATCGTTATTGAGTCGCCCATGTCTAGCGCAGCTTTGAAGGGCTGTCATGAGGTGCAAAACCTTGGCGCAGTGCAGACATATTTACGCAGGTACTTGTGGGTTGCAGCCCTCGAAATCGTTGAACACGATGCCCTTGACTCGTCAAAGCCTGTTGAGAAAGTAATCATCACCCCATCGCAAGGTATTGCAGACAGCATTCCTCCAGAGGAAATGCAGTACCTACAAGAATTAGCAGTCGAGTTGATTGCTAACGTAGCTGAAGGCAATCCGAAACAAGCACTTACAAGGCTTGATGCGGAGGCGCTAGAGGCAGATCAAAAGGTCGCTTTGTGGTCACTGCTGGACAGCAAGACCCGTTCGGCCATCAAAAAAGCAAAGGAATGAAATGCAATACGACAACAGCAATCGCGGCGCTCTTTTCAAAAATGACGAAAAGACGCAGGATAACTTTCCAGATTACAAAGGTTCTTTGAACGTCAATGGCGTTGACCTCTGGATTTCTGGATGGCTTAAAACAAGCGAGAAGACAGGTAAGAAGTTTATGAGCCTGTCTGTCAAGCCTAAAGACGCAGCGCCCGTTAAACAGGCTTCTAAGCCTAAATCAAGCGGGTTTGATGACATGAATGATGACGTACCTTTTTGAGGAACCAACATGAAAAAAGCAATCATCGGCGTTTACCTGGCAACACTTGCCACAATGACTTGGGCCAGTTGCACAACCAACACTTACTACATCAATGGCAAGATGACAACTTGCACTGTTTGCTGTACTCAGTTCGGTTGCACAACTAGCTGCTTCTGATTTTTGGCCGAAAGCGGATGCTGGGCAACGCGCCGTAAGAGAGTGGGCGAAAGCCCTGTAGCACTCAGACGCAGCGAGTAGGCCAACTTATAACCCCCCTTGGAGAAAACATGACTTTCACACTTGACCCCAACGAAGCAGCTTTCATCGTCCGTGTTCTTGGACAACTTGCCACCGAAACAGGTGCATACCCCCTCCATCAAAAACTTGTTCAGCAGTTCAAAGAACAAGAGGCAGAGCAGGAAGTGATGCAGGTTGGAGGCACTGACTGATGAAAGAAACCCAATCGTTTGGCATGACAGAGTTTCAGGTCATGCAGTGGGCTGAAGCCAGAGGCATCTACGAAAATGGAACAGCACTAGGCCAAGCCAGCAAGACCGTTGAAGAAGCCTGTGAGTTGTTGGTAGCAATTGCCAAGAATGACAAGGCTGAGATTGCTGATGCCATAGGGGACTGTATGGTGGCACTTACCAATGTAGCTGTTCTTACAGACCTCGATCTAAGGCAATGCTATTACAAGGCATTTAAAGTGATTGAGCATCGAAAAGGTCGAATGAATGCTAATGGAGTTTTTGTAAAAGACTCTGTATAATTTCCACATCACTGGGGAGTGATGTTCTAGTAAGCCCATCAAGGCAGTCTGCACCGTACTAGCGGTGTCTCCCCACGGTTAAAACCCGAGACTGTCTTTGTGGGCTTTTTTGTTGCTGGGGAGCAATATGGATAGCAGAGTTAAAAACATTGTTGGATGTCGTTTCGGTTTTTGGACTGTCAAAAGTTATTTTGATAGGCATAAAACACACACAAGATGGCTGTGCGTATGTGATTGCGGATCAGAAAAAATTGTTATTGGCGACTCTTTGAAAAAAGGCTTGTCAAAATCTTGTGGCTGCAAACAATATGAACTAGCCTCATCAAAAAACACAAAACACGGCATGGCTAGCACGCCTACATACAAATCTTGGCACGCAATGATTCAAAGAACACAAGGCAAAGGAGGCCATGAATCTTATGTTCTGAGAAATATCTCAGTGTGCAAGGAGTGGTTTGTTTTTGAAAACTTTGTTGCAGATATGGGACTTAGGCCAAAAGGCAAAACCCTTGATCGAATAAACAATTCCCAAGGCTATTCAAAAGAAAATTGCAGGTGGGCAACATCATTGCAACAAAGTAACAACAGACACAACACTATATTTGTTGTTGTCAATGACGAAAAATTGTCTTTGTCCGAGGCTTGCAAAAAATACAACATTGGAATCAGTTGCGCAAGACATAGACTAAACAGGGGTATGTCTCATCAAGAGACATTTACACAACCAAACATGAATATGAGGAGTCGTGATGCTTTGTAACGCTTGCCAACCATTTGGCTCTTGTGGAGGCACTAACTTGTGCCCAGAGTTTAAACAGTCAGAGTTCAAACCATCTGCTCTTGATGTGCAAATTTCGGGCAATCACTACAAAGACAAAGGCATCCAGCCCATTGTCTACATCCATGCAAACAATCTAGGTTTTTGTGAAGGCAACGTCATTAAGTACGTTACTAGGCACAAGGAAAAAAACGGATCGGCTGACATCAAGAAAGCAATCCATTACCTAGAACTGCTTTTGGAACTGGAGTACAAAGATGGTAACACTGCCGTTTGATTACAGCAGGTGTGAGCCAGAGCTACCAGACTCACACTGCAAGAACTGCCGCCGATGGTTTCATCACCCTGAACAGGTGAATAATCCTCACGGTCAGTCTGTTGTCAGTGTGGAGTCCAGCAGCTCAGAGGCTTGCGTGTATACGCCAATCAGCCTTCTAGAACGTCCAAAACGTGCTTGATGTGCTTCAGGCGGTCTTCTAAGCCGATTGTGCCGCCATTGATCTTCTTGGTCATGGCGACATAATCTTTTGCATCGGCCTCTTTGTTCAGGCCACGCTTATTCCAGAACCATGCAGCACTCAAAGCAGCATACTTTGGAGACAACAAAAGGTCAGGCGAATGAATGAAATCTTCACGCAAGGCATCACCACACAAGGTGTAATTGTCCTTGCCAGTCAACTGGATCAGGCCTCTGCCCTTGTACAGGCTACCTTCCTCAGTCTCTTCAGTGCCATTCCCCATTCGACCACCGTATACCTTGTTTGCGATCTTGTCGGGATTGCGGTGATACGGTTGTGCTGCCTCAAGATTAGGGAAGCGGCTAGGCCAGACACGGCACAGGGCTTCCGCTGAGTAGTTAAGGTTCTCTTGCAGGGTCTTGAAGTTTCCAGACTCATGGGCGCATTGACCAATGAAAGCAGCTATACGCAGTGGCGTGTTGATCTCGTACCGCTGCATAGCCTCGTTCAAAGGCTCAAGCCAGTCATCATCAATCTTCAGCTCTTTAAGTTGTTCAACAGTAATCACTGCTTTCCTTTCAGAATGTCTTTTTGCTGGCTGGAGTTAGAACTTCCAAGCCAGAAGTTATAAACCGATGCTGTTTCACGGGCAAGAACACCCAAGAGCATCATCATGATATCTGAACCTGTCAATGTCAAAACACCGAAAGCAGAACCAAGCAACAAGCTAAAAAAACCAACTACAGTGATGATTGACAAGAAAGCTGGCATCTTAGACTTGTTAGTCTTTTGCATATCTCTTGCATCTGCTGTATTTGCGTTGGCGATCTCAAACAGCTTGGTGTCGTTAGCCATCTTTGCCAACTCACCGTTCTGCTGCATCTGAGCCAACTCAGCCTGGGCTTTAGCCTTAGCTTCTGGATCGGGGATCAGCTTATCAATCAGCTTACCGCCGACATCAAGTAGGGCTGTCAGTGGGAGCATCTTGCACCTCTTTCGGTTCTTGTTTAACAACAGCACTCACAGCACGTTTGCCCATGATGCCGCCAATGCCACCAACAATTAGCAAAACGATGTCGTTCAGCATCTTGGTGTACGCCTGATCTATCGGAGCCATAGCCTTGATCGGCTGCTCAACAAAGGTCACTGAGTAAAGCAAAGCGCCAACAATGAATGACAAGATCAGAGTGACAGCAACAACCACAAAGGCCCATATGCGTACCTCGATAGCGTCTGCTGATAGGCGTTCACTCGGCTGGTTTGACTTGTTCAATTTGTTTCTCCAAGACAGGCGCAATGATGTATTCAGGACAAACCTGCGAAAACTGGCATAAAGGCTTTTGACACTGTTCTTTATGAAAGTTCTGCGGGTTTTGGCATTGGTATCTATAAGTAGGTTCACAGCCAGCCAGTAAAAACAGGATTAGAAAAAGTCGCTTCATGGCTTCATCCCATACATCACTAGGTAAACACCAAAGCCAACCAGTGCAAAAATGACAATGATGCCGCCAACAACAATCAAGATTTCAACAAGCTCCTCCTGATCTTTCTTGGCTCGTAAAGCACGGTCACGGGCAAGCTGTGCGTCAATCTTGTCTTGCTTATCCATCTCAGCCACTCGGACCATGATGGAGTTCCACACATCCATGTTGTTGGGAAAGAACAGACCTTTGACTTGCTCTTCAAAGTCTCGTTGTGCCTTCAGGTCAAGTTCGATTTGAACAGCTTGGCCCATGTTAGAACCACCCTTTTTCTTGGCATCCTTCAGGGCTTTGGTAACTTCGTGCTTTTGCTCAAAGTACTTACCGAGCAATGGACCAAGGCTGCGAACATCATCCGCTGTTTTAGAGGCTTGCTTTATCAGAGAAACCGTTTTCTGGACAGCGGCCATTGCTGTCAGGGCCATTGTGATCGGTTCCATCAGAATACTCCACGCAAAACCTCAATAAATACCTTGGCACACCAAACGATGAGGCCAACAAGAAGGGCCGCAGCGGTGAAACTAACGGCCCAATCTTTCATGGCTTGTCTGCCTTACCGTCTAGCTTGTCAAAGATTTGCTTGAGGATCGCTTTGACCTCTGCAATATCAGACCGATAGTCATCCTTGGCAACATAAACATGAGGTAAGTCATTAACCTTGTCTTCTAGCTTCTGAATCGTGCGGGTCAAGTTGTTGATGACATAGACCGCCAAGCCCCCTGCAACTGATACGACTAAGTTGAAAAGCTGTTGATTGTCCATGTCAAAACTCGGCTAGAAAAGGTGGTTTATTTTATGCTGACCAAGGTGTGCCGGTAGCATTTTTAGGGGCTTTCTGTTCGGCAATGTTTGCGGCCAGAGCAGTATCAACAGCAGCCACACCTTCTTCGCCCAAAGAGGCTTTGACCCACTCAACCACTTGAGCTTGTGTCAGTTGGTCATAGGGGATGTAGCTCTCTCCGGGTTGCTCTGTGAAGCCCACTGTGGAGTAGGTCGATGCGCTGTAGTCGCCATCGGTCTGTGATGCGGTCCAGTGAACGGTGACGACAAAGCCATCAGCGGTCAGGCGGTCCATGTTGGTGATTGTCCAGTTTGTCATGATGAGTCCTTTCAGTTTGATTCGAGTGCCGCGACACGGGCACGGAGGGATTGGATTTCGGCCCACATCACAGGGATAAGGGCGCTTGCATCCATTTGCTGATACACAGGGTTGCCGTCAGCATCAACAGCGTCTTTCTCGCCTGTGTGTGCGTACTCAGGTGTTTCGTGAGCAATGAACATTGGGCGCTCTTGTGTTGCGCCTTTCATCTTGCCCATATAAACAGGCACAGAATCAATCAATGCCCCGCTGTTAACAATAGGGCCAGTAATGTCCTTGGCTCGGTAGTCAGAAGTGGTGTTGTACGCAACAAGGCCCGCACCTCGGTTATATGAAATTGATCCGCGAATAGTTGCTGCGGCTTCCGTTTCAAACGAATGGAAAACATTGTTGCCGTTATTGAACGGAGCCCATGCGGAATAAACAAATTGAGTTGCTGCACCAGCAGGGTCTGTTTTTGCACAAATTCCGGGCTGTACGCTAGTGGCTTGGACATTTAATCGACCATCCATGTATGAGCTAGTTGCAGTCAAACCGCACAGCAAGTTACCGCTGGAGTCGATACGGGCGCGTTCGCCATTGTTTGTGCCAAAAACTATATTTCCGGCAGGGCCGTTCCACAGTTCAGTGTTGGTTCCATCTGAAAACAAGTAAGTTCGATAAGAACCAGCAACACCAAGAGTCAGAATTGAACTTGATGCACCGTTGATGGTGACGTTGCCACGCCCTGACGAAGTAACCAGTGCAGAAGTGCCACCAACGACCAAATTCCCACTCGCATCCAGCGTCATCGCCTGAGTAAAGCTAATAGCGTTACCTGCTGTGCCGGAGGGGGCGGTGAACCAGCGGTGCTGTCCTGACTGCTGCTGATAATTGGTGGCCGCAACGCCAGTTGCGATGTAGCGGAAATCGCCTGTGCCGTAGTAGGCGTTGTGGATTAGGCGTGTCTCAGTGTCCGCGCCAAACAGCAGACCACGCTTAATTTGAAGGACTGGGCCACCAGAGCCAGTGGCATCCCAAGCACTCGGAGTAACTCCCAAGCCGAGGTTGCCGGAGTTGGTCAGCGTCATGTTCAGCGTCCCGGTGGAGTTGCTGAACGTCAGGTCAGGTGTTGCGCTGTCTGTTGCACCAAGGAAATACGTTTGAGCCGATGCTACGCGAGCGCCAGAAAAACCAATGGCAACAGCAAAAGGATCGCTAGCTGCGCCAAAATATGATCGTCCACCAGAAACTTGAAGCTTTCCAATGGGCGAACTCGTCCCAATACCCAGACCTGTGCTGGTCAGGCGCATTTGTTCGGAGCCGGAGATTGCAAAAGTAGCCCCGCCGGAGTTGAGCATCGAAATAAACAACGACTGGTCGTTGTTCGCAGATGCCGCGAAGTAGCCGCCAAGGATGGAGTCTGTGGCTTGCCGTAGCTGAATTCTCGAAACAGTATTGTCAGACGCGCCAACCAGAAAATTTGAGCCCGTAAATGCGAGCGCAGACCCAGTGGTCAGGACTTTGGAGCCGTTGAGGTAGGGGACTGAATTTGCGGTTGCTCCAGACAAAGTTACAGCACCAGAAGCCGCAAGCGTAGTGAATGCGCCAGCAGCAGCAGTTGTAGTGCCAATAGGCCCGTTAAACGAGTCACCAGCAGTACCAGCCTGGAAGTCCTTCAGTTGGGCCATCAGTTCACGGATAGCATCGTTAATGCCACTAGGGGCACAGCCCTCGGCAATGTTGATGCTGTCAATGTCTGTGTTATTCGCAGGGTTTGCGGAAAATTCGCTGATCTTTGTCTTTGCCATGATTAATCTTTCTGTTCAATGATTCCGTAACGACTCAAAAGTTGACCCGTCAATGCCCATCGTTTTGCCGATGTTGGCGACATTTGACGCAATTCTTTTAACCTGTTAATGCCATCAGGAGATGTAATGATGCTTGCCAGCTTATCAGCATCATTTGCAAATCGGCGCTCAACAGCCCAATCAGCAATCATTTTCCCCCAATTCTGCGGCTGCAACAATGTGCCGCCACCAATTGCTACCATAGCAATTGGATCACCTTTTGCTTGATCTTTCCATTGCTTCATGATCTCTTGATTGAAAGCAGTGTCTGAGCCAAGTTTCTGAACTCTAGCAGAAGCCTCCAAAACTGAAGCAAGGTCAGTTAACGCTTGGAACTGTTGAGGAGACAAAGCAGCACGCAAAGCAGCTTGAGAATTCTCATCTCCAATCAACATATTTTGCCAACTGTTACCCGTATCAAGCTTCATCCCACGCTGATTTTTTGCTGGTGTTTTGGCCTTTGTCCATACGTCTTGCATATACGCGCGAGTTACAGCATCCCAAGCATCAGGATCAACTTTCTGGATCTGTTGTTTAGCGTACCGAATTGCGGGGACTGAATTGCTTTCAAAAAGTCGCTTGGAAAATTGGTTCAAGTTGTCAGGAGAAACAGCCGTAAGACTCAAGCCAGCCTTGCTTGTATCAAACCTATTAAGTGGCTTAGATGCCTCTTCAAATTTCTTGTTTGCCTCAATATAAGCAGGATTTTCTTTGCCCATCTGAGCAACAAGGTCTTTCTGCAAATCAGTAAGTTGAGCTTGAATTTTTGCGTCCATAGATGTAAAAGTATCTTCTTTAAACATCTTGTCAATTTCAAATTTTGAGTTTTGCAGTGCTGGCAAACGGTCATCAAGCGACTTCTCCATCACAACATCACCAGCCTCATTCAATCGAGGCTTTTCTGTATACAGAAGGTCTTTCATCTTTAGCAATGTTGACCGTTGAGAACCTTTTGCGGTCTTCAAGTAATCATCAATTTTGCTAACAACTGGAGACACATCAACAGGCACAGACGATGCAAAAGCATCTTTGTAAATTGGGTCAACAATTGCTGTGCGCTCTGTCTTAATTAATTCCCTTGCATCTTTCAATGCCGCTTGACCTCTTGCGCCAGCTTCAGCCACATCAGACACTGGAGAAATGTTGGCAAGGAAGTTTTCAACAGCAGGGCGAATTTGCTGCACCTCACGCTGTTGATACATAGTGTTCAACTTCTGTGAAGATGCAGGTACATTGCCAAGAATCTTTTGCTGACCCATCAAAGAAGACAAGTTTGTGATTTCAGCAGGGGTAAGGAAAACACCTTGCTGGTTTGCTTGATTGATAAGTTTACGGGCAGACTGTTGATCCATCGTTGCAATGTCACGAACAAGATTTCTCTGGTTCACTGCTTTTGCAACAGCAGGGATTGCTTGTGTACCACCACCAATCAAACCAGACAAAGCAACTTGTCCAAGATTGATGTCTTGACCGCCAACTTGCTGACCAATCTGTTGGCGCAAAAGGTTTGTCAGCGCATCAACGCCACCAGTTGCAGCCATGCTTGCAGTAACACCAAGTGGGCCACCAAGAGTCAATGGAGCAGTGGCAATGCCAGTTGCAAAGCCCGGAATCATCTCAAGAATGTCAGGCGCGTAATAGGCAGCAGTTGCAGCAGGGCCAGCAATCTCTTTGTAGAACTTGCCATCATCTGCTTGATATGCAATCTCGCCATCAACAACGCGATAGCGGCTTGTTGGCAAACCACGTTTTTCAGCAAAGAATTTAATGGCAGCTTGCTTGTCAGTTGGAATCCCGCCAACAAAAGCAGCGCCAGCATCAGAACCCATTTCCTGAGAACTGATTGCTGTGATTGCCTCATTCAAGCCGGGGAATCTGCCACTACCAACCTCAGGCGTTAAAGCTCTGCGGCCAGAAATGAGTTGAGATGCAAAATCAACTTTTTCAGTTGGCGCTAATTCATCTTCTCTTTTCCGCTTACTTCCAAGAAGTTCGCTAGCAAAATCAAATTCGCTCATGGTAGTCCTTAATCAGCAGAGATGCCAAACTCAACCGAAAGCTGGCGCTTGATCGCGTTCATTTGTGTTGGTGTTGCCTTCTTCAAATCAACTTGATATTGTTTTGCAAGTTCAGCGGCACGATCATTGATAAGTTTTGGAACATTATCTAAAGGTACATCTTTGAAAGACAAACCTTTTCTCAAGATGTAAGCATTACGAGCCTCAACAAGCCGCAATTCTTTCATTGTATTGTTGAGTTTTGCTTGGAATTCTGTAGGACTATCGCCATCAAAAATTCCTTGTCCAGCACTTGGCAAACCAGCCTCAATTCGGGCAGCTTCCTGAATGCCCATAGAGGCTCCAGTAAGTGCTTTAATTGTCTGACTCAAGTTGTTAAGGGTGTTCTGCTTGAACTGAGAAAACTGTGCAAGTGACTGCTTTTCTTCTGGAGCAAGATTTGCACCAGATTTTTCTTTGATTGCCGACCATGCTTGACCAGCCTTAAACTTTGGCTGCAAATATTCTGGCTTAAACTGACTTTCAATCTGGTTATACATTGAAAGACGAGAGCCAGATTCAAGCAATGAGGTCTGCAAATCTTTTGCAACGCCTTTGTCTGGAGCCAAAGCGCCTGGAGGATAAACAACAGTGGCACTTTCTTTTCTTGCTTCTTTTGAAAGTTTGCCAACCATTTCATTTTGTTCTTTGGTCAGCTTTGTTGGGTCATTTGTACCAAACATCCTCAAAGCAATGTTGCTTTCTGTGCCAGTCAAAAGTGGCGGCTTGTCTGACAATTTACCAACCATTTCATTTTGCTCTTTGGTCAATTGTGTTGGATCATTTGTCCCAAAAAGACGCAAGGCAATGTTGCTTTCTGTGCCAGTAAGAAGTTGTGGTTTTTTCGATCCGCTGGCTACAACCTCGATTTTGCCTGTCAATGGATTAGTGCGGATAAGTTGAGTATCGGCAGCAACAGAAGTTGTTTCGCCAGCCAGTGCTTTTTGCAAGTTAACAAAATTAAGCAATGATTTTTGGCCTTCTGGCGATGCAGACAATGCTTTAAATACATCTTGATTCAGACCAGCAGCACGACCAGCAACAGGAGCAGCCGCCCCCGGCATCATGTTGCCTTCATCATCCATCAAAGGCATCTGAGTTTCTTGACCATAATATTGCGCTGGTATCGCAGCAATTTCTGGTTGCATCAGGCTTGGTAAAAGTCTGTTTGCCATTGTTTGACGGGCCAAAGCCTCTTTTTCAAGTTTGCGCTTCTCAAGCAAATCTTTCATCTGAAAGCCCTGCAATTGCTCTTGCAGTTGTTCTTGCATTGCGCCTTTGTACAGCTTCTGGCCTTGCTGCAAGCCTTCAGCAATAGATTGACCAGTGTTGCCACCTTGGAACAATCGAGCGGCCAAGCCATAAAGAGCCTGTGCTTGTGCGTCTTCACGGTTGCGCTGAATGTCACCAGCACTCATGCCCAAAAGGCCAAGAGTATCAGTGCCACCAGTGCCGAAAATGTCAAGTAATCCAGCCATGAATAGTCCTTAAAGATACTGACCAAGGTCTTCATTACCGTAGGAGCTACCAGTACCAAAGCCGCCACTACCAAACCCACCAAGCCAGTTTGAACCAGCATTCCAAAGATTGCTGATGCCAGTTGCGCCACCAAGGTTCTTGTACAAACCGCCAAATGTTGCGGCAGTGCCCAAGACGTTTTGCAGTGTCGATGTGTCAGCCGATCCGCTTTGTGTTTGGCTCTTTAATGTCGCCATTGGGTTGCCGTACACGCCAGACAAGAACGTAGCCAAGTTCTGTTGAGGCGCATTCTGTTGGAAGTTGAAACGAGCAATGTCAGCCGCAGTCTGTTGACCTGTGTAGCCTTCACGGGCTTGACCAGCAGCCAACAGGTTCTGGATGTCTTGATAGTCAGACTGAGCAAAAGCAGGAGCCATGCCAGCAGCAGTGAGCTGTCGAGCAACATCAGACGCAAAGGTCTGACCAACACCACCAGTAGCGGCCAACTGTGTCGCCAAAGCTTGTTGGTAGTTCTGACCCAAACCAGTTGCGCCAGCCATTTGGTTTGCAATGTTTTGTTGCGCCAATGCGCCAAAGCGGCCTTGAGCAGACTCTTGCAAACCACGCTCTTGAGCGTAGTTCTGGTAGGCCAGTTGACCAGCGGTGTCGCTCAAAGACTTGGCAAGCTGACCAGAGGCGCGATCTTGCAGCGTACCCATTGCGCCAGAGCCATATCGGCCAGCCTTAGACGCAGCCGAGCCAATGTCGCCAATTGCAGTTTGGAATTGTTGAGTAGCAGCTTGAGCAGCAGGAGCAAAAGCACCTTGAAAGAATGGATTGCCACCCAAGAATTGACCGCCAGCAGTCGCCTGAGTGCCAGCCATTGCCGGATTTACAGAGCCACCCATCAAACCTGTAAAGAACTGGTTTGTAGGGCTTGACGCAGCTTGACCATAGATGTTCTGATACATCTGTGCAGCAGGGCTTTGCTGGCCTTGGATAGCGCCTTGAACAGCACCTTGAGCAGCGCCAACCAGAGGATTGCCCTGCATCGCACGTTGCTCAAGAGCTTGCAAGCCTGTTTGAGTGGTCTGCGATGGGCCAACGTAGGTTTGACCTGGGTAGTACTGAGGGCCACCAGCTTGATAAAGCCGCTGTGCCTCTGTCAATCCGTAGCTCAGAAATGGCTGGATTGTTGGATCAACTTGTGTGGTGGTAGTGACCGCCATGATTAACTCCTTGAAGTCTTGGATTCCATAGCGGGTGATCCGATGGAATGATTATAGACAATTTCAGCCGACAACAACATAAGCATATGTCTTGTCAGCCGTTGAATTTGCGTAGTGAGACACCACCGCGCTTCCCTTTGATTGTGAACTGACGTAAATATTTGAGTACGCCATTGGCGCAACGTATTGAGCCGTCAAGATTACAGCGGGAATTGCTGGTCTTGGAATCGCTCCGTCAGCAGCAAAGTGTTCAAGAGTCACGCCAACATCAGAAACAGCGCCAGCGATCTCAACATAATCGTTTGCAACCAGATCAAGGAAGATGTTCATTGATCCAATAATGTGGCTTGGACTTCCGCCACTTCTCCGTTGTGGCAAGCCAAAACGACTTCCAGAACGAACAACATCAGTCCCATTGATTCTGAACCAAATATCCGCATACTGGACATCGTTGGTGCTGTTTTGCAATTGCAGCGAATACTGAAAGTTGTAGAGGCCAGCGTTTCTTACGTTGATGCGTGTGGTGTTGGACAGATAAATGCCGTTGCTTTCTTCTGTTGTGTCAAAAACAACAATGGCAGTTGTCCCAGCACTTGGCGCTGTTTGGTCTGTGTTGTTACTGAATGCACCATATGGAGCCGAGTCAGCTTCAGCAGCATCAGAAAACGGGATCAGAATGATTTTGCTGTCAGGGCTGATGCGCTCATCATAAATGGTTGTTGTTGACGCATTCCCGGTGGCAAGCGTGATTGTTCCGGTATTGTTTGTCTTGCCGTTCATGATGCCGTTAACGACCTCAGACACAGCCCGAGGGTCGCTACCAAAAGCAGGAAGGGTTCTGAATTGAACAGTCATCGCGTACCTTGCCCAGACAAGTCAACATTCAATGACACAGCAGTTGTCCAGTTGCTTCCAGTTGGAACAACCTTGAACCGATGATAGTTCCCATTGGATCGCAAAGACACACGGTTTTCATAGTCGGCAGCGACAGCAGTGCCAAACGTCAAGCCCTCGCTCAAAAGCGTCCTAGAAGCCACGGAAACGGTCGCAGAGCCGTTATCTACCTGCGGCCTAGCCAATGTCACCACCGAGCGCCCACCAGCGTTTAAATCGCCTGTAACCAGTTGACCAGTAGCAGGTGCGCCGTTGTACGTCACCACATAAGCGCCAGACGTTCCACCGAGGAAGTACTTGCCGCCCATATAAAGAATCGAGTCCAGGCTTACAGGCAAAGCATCAATGCTAGAAGAAATAGCATCCAAGCCTTCAAGCGTTGTTGCAGATGTTGAAGCATCTGAGATGTAATCTGTCCCAGCATCGCCATACGTCCATTTTTGTGTTTTAAAGTTGTAGATGATGAGCTGGCGCTGTGCAAAGGATGTTTTAAAGTTCCAGATAATCAGCTTACGAACAGGATCAACTGCTGCGCTCATTGTGTCAAAGGCGCTCTCGTCTGCATTAGAGAAAAACCAGCGATCTACCTTCTCGGAGCCAATGCCCTGCACTTGCTGACCATCGCACATATAAAAGCCATCGTCCGACAAGAAGAACGTCACGCCTTGAGTCTGAGCAATTGAACCTGCTGCAATACAGCCCTTGCCACGGCTGATGTTGTCAAACTGGAAGATGAAGGGTGTGCCGATGTAGGTCATCCGGCTGATACCCTTTTCCATGAACACCAGACCAAACTCACCACCACGGATGCCAACGATCTGACCGCCATCAGCGATGTCTTGAAAGTCAGCCTGAGTGACTTGGCTTGAACCCCATGCGGTTTCATCGTTGATGCCAGACCAGCGAACCCGAGATGGGTAAGTGGTGCTTGACTCATTGGTGAACGCAGTCACAACGAAATCACGAACAACAGTCAGGAACCTGCAAACAGGAGCGCCAGCAGCAAGGTCAGCAAACGCTGTTGATGTACCCAATGTATAGGCTTGCATTGGGTCACTGAAGTTTGTCCCAATAATCACATTGCCAAACTGAGTGAAACGAAAACGATCATTGAAGGCGTTGGGCGTATAGCCACCAGATTTTGATACCTCTGTCAGTGCGCCAACACCAGACACATCGTAAATCTTTGTCAGTCCAGAAGCAAACAGCTTTGTGGCGTTGGCAGGAGTCTTTCCGGCAACCAGTGTCGTGAGGTTTTCAGCGGCAGCAGCAGAAAATGTCGCAGCAGTCGGCAAAGGCCCGTAACCAATGGCTTGAGAAACCACGTTCTTGGCATCGGTCAAAGCGCCCGAGATACCTGGCTGGTCTGGCATCCATTCGCCAAATGTTAGTGTTGTAGTTGCCATGAGTTATTCCCGTTCGATGATTGCGCCCATGTGTTGCTTGACGCAGCAACATCAGACCAAGTGTTATCAGAAACGCTTATCGGAGTCCATGCGTTTGAGTCGCTTGATACTGGTGACCATGTGTTATCAGACTCAACAACATCTTGCCAACTTCCGCCATTTGATGCGCCTACCGTGACAGATACAGTGCAGGAGACTGAAGCAGCGCCAGCATAGTCAGCAGTGGCCGCAGCCTCAACATCAGCCACACAAGTGACAGACGCAACACCATCAGCAACAACACCACCCAGAGCCGTAACAGTTGCTGTGCATTCAACAGCAGCGTCAGCAGTTCGCACCCTGATTGCTTCAGCACTGACACTTGCGTCAGCCGTTACGCTGGCAGAAGCATTAGCAACGATACCGCCAAGAGCTTCAACAGTTGCAGTAGCAGTGATGGCAGCATCGCCAAACTGAACCCGTGTGCCACTTGCCGTAACAGTCGCATTCGCGGTGATTGCACCAGACCCGAATTGAACCCGAGTTGCATCAGCAGTGACTGTTGCATCAGCGGTTACGGCAGCACTTGCAAACTGGACTCTTGTTGCGTCAGCAGTTACCGTAGCCGTTGCGGTAACGCTTGCATCAGCAAATTGCACCCTTGTAGCGTCAGCAGTTACAGACGCAGTACAGGTTACAGAAGCCGATGCAAGTTGAACACGGACAGCATCAGCCGTTACTGTTGCTGTTGCATTGACGCTTGAGTAAGCATCCCACAGCGTGACCGATGTTATGTAGAGTTCACTGTCCAGCGTGAGCGTCAGATCATCAAGACTAGCTTTTAGCTGGTCAAGACTATCTATTGTCCACGGTGGCAGTAAATCAGCCATATCAGGCGAATGTCACGCTCAATGAACCGATGGCAACACGGAAAACGTCACCAGTGGCGATTGCTTTAGACGCATCCAATGGCGAATGAAAAAGCAGGTTGCCAGACGTAGACGCATCACGAATGCCGATATAAGCCACAGTGCCCCAAGAGCCAGTGGCTTGAGGGAATTCAATGGCCGCGCTGTTTGTGCTTACGCCGTTTGATGGTGCGCCAAACGTGATTGCTTGACGAACGTATGCGTTACCAGAAACTTCAGTTCCAGCATCAGCATCAGTAGGATCAGAGGTGTACAGCGCCAAATACACAGTCGCTGGACTTGTGTAAGACGTATTGCGCAGAGTTGCGTTAATCAGCGCATTCTCAAGATAGTTCGACATTTCAGACATGATTCACCTCACAGGGTTGTTTTGATTGCAAGTGGTACGCCTGAATACTGACCTTGTTCATCAGAGCGTGTGATTGATGCCATTGCGCGATCAAACATAGTTCCCCATGTGTTGATTCGTGCATCATCCATGAGGTATGGCGATGCCTCAAGCAAAGCGCCATAAAGCAAGGCATCAGGCGTGTTTGCCAAAAAAACGTTGCTTGTGTTTGTGTCGCTCAAGAATGCAGGAGCGGCAAAGTAGAAAAGCTGGACTGTGTAAACAGTGTCAGGAACTGGCGACAACTGAAAGTCATTTGCCAACACGGTGTAGCTGTTTGGCTTTCCGCTTTCCCAAGTACGGGTGTTGCGATTGAATGCCGATGGGCTAAAGTAGCTCAAGGGCTGAACAGGATTGCCAACAACAACAAAGTCACGCACTTCAAGGAAGTCGCTTGGAAGCTCAACAGTGCTATCAGCGGCCACAGTCGCAGTGGTCACGCTCTTGAGCATCTGACGAATGCGCAGATCACGCCGCAAACGGGTTTCAGCCAGACGAATGAAGTCGGGGATTTGTGTGGTCAGATCAGTACGCGCAAGATAGCCAGCGATTGTTGTCTGTAAATCAGAGTAACTGGTGAAGCTCATTTAAATTACTCCTGGGCGTGTTCGCCATGCGCGATTGTCTGGATTGTTTAGCCACATCGCAAATCGAGCGTTATCAATGACATGGAACCCACGCATGATGCCCTGATGGTTTAGCTCATCAATGGCAGTCAATGGGATAGATGCGACCTTGTTGCCATACAAGTCATCAGACCACTTGGCCCGTTCGTCATAGCTGTTGAACTCTTGCTTGTTGCGTTCGATGATTGCCGATACATCTTGAGCAGTTTGAATGACCAAACCGCCTTCACCATCAGCGTGAGCAACAGATTTGCGAAATGTAGGGTTTTCCATAATTGCAATTCTATCATTGAGGTAGTAAACAAAAAAGCCCCCCAAGGTTTCCCAAGGGAGGCTTTCTCTAACTTACGTCAGATCAGCTCAGGTCGGCAATGATACCGTGAGCGGCTTCGTTCTTGATTTCCAAAGTCAATTCGGCCAACAGTTGAGTCTTCTCGCTGTCGCCTGTCTTTGCCAGTTCGATAGTCTCGAAAGGACGCAGATAGGCAATAGCAGCCATGTCTGGATCAACCAAGAAAGCAACCTCATCACCAGAGTTAGTGCTGTTCATAAAAATGTTCGGAACGATAGAAATTGTCCCGAAATCACTCATATAGACATCAGCCGCGCCCACAATAGTAGTAGGTTCGTTTGCAGGAGCCATGTAACGCTGAGCAGCGATACCGGCAAAAGCCGACACCAGTTGCTTGTGCGCAGGGTTCACCATCAGCACTTTTGGCGAACCGCCAGCGGTGTAGACTTCAGCAACCACAGTTTTCAACAGGGTTTCGGTGAAAGTACGGTCTGTACCATCGGTACGGGCAGTTGTACCACCCGAGCCAGCCACGCCAGAAGTGCCACCGTCATAGTTGGTAGACAACCATGCTTGCAGACCACCCAAGGTACGGGCAGTGCTGGAGTTGCCAGTAGCAGCCACTTGGTTGGACAACAGGGTCAGTTCAATGTTGCGCTTCAGTTCAGCCGACACTTTAGCCAATTGATAAGCCTTTTCAGACTTACGGCCAGCTTTGTCAACTGCTTCCAAAGTGCCAGCGACAGCAACAGACTTAGTGAAAATCTGAGTGCGGTTACCGATACGGGTTGTTGGCGAGGCAGTGATGGTCGAGGCATCAGCACCTTCAACAGCGCCGCCCAAAGCAGCAGCGGCCAAGCTGTCGGTCTGCCACTCGTGATAAGTTGCAGTTGCCTTTGTCTTGCCAATGGAAGACATGAAAGGTGTGGAAGTTGGGCTGATGTTATAAATAACGTCAGAGAGGTCTTCGCGCATACCGATAGCGGTATATGTCTGATAGGTTGCCATTTTTAAAGCTCCAAAAATTAAAGGAATCGTTCAAATGCAACAGCAGCATCACGGACTTTGCCGGATTGACGCAACCGTTGCATCACTTGCTTTTCTTGCGATGACTTAGTATTTGGCGTTGATGTTCCTGGCTTCAGCATCTTGGGCGCTTGCTGGACTTTCTTCAAAGTCTCGGGCTTACCCTTTTGCAGTTGCTCAAACTTCATTGCTTTGTACAAAGTCAACACAGCACGATGGTCATACACTGAGGCGAGTTCCTGATCCGACCATCCAACAGACTTTGCATATTCTCGGATTTCTTTCCGGATAGCATCACCTTTTGGCGTAGCCAGTTCTGGGATAACAGACGCGAGCTTTTCAGATTCAGACTTGAGATGGTTTTGCAGGGACTGCTGCTGCTCCGCTTGTTGCTGTTGGGCAATGCGTTGCTGTTCGGCACGAACGACTGCAAGTTGTTTCTCACGCTGAGACTGTTCCGCTACCTTCACGGCATAGCCGATGGGGTCTGTCTCTTTCAAAACTTCCAAATCCTCACCCTTATTCTGCTGGCTCAAGAAGCTATCGAGTGCCTTCAGTTTCTGGGCGTAGGCCATACGCTCTTGTTTAAC